AAATAAATACTAAGGAGCACTATGGCATATTCAGGCGCAGTTTTAGACCATTATAACAATCCACGCAATGTGGGTAAGATGGATATTAATGATAAAAATGTTGGAACTGGTATGGTAGGTGCTCCTGCTTGTGGTGATGTTATGAAGCTACAAATTAAAGTAGAGAAAGATATTATACAGGATGCAGTATTTAAATGTTATGGCTGTGGTTCTGCAATAGCATCTTCTTCTATTATAACAGAAATGCTTAAAGGTATGACCCTTGATGAAGCAACACAAATAAAAAATACAGAGGTGGTTGAACAACTTAACTTACCTCCAGTCAAAATCCATTGCTCAGTCTTAGCTGAAGATTCAATTAAAACGGCAATCAAAGATTACAAATCAAAACAACACAGGTAAATTATGAATGATTTAATTAGATTAATCCGGCTCACATCGGGTGAGGAAATACTAGTTGGTATTAAAGATATAAATGAAAAACAAACAGTTGTAACAGACCCAGTAATATTAATCCCTGAACCAGGAGGTACTGGTAGAATAAGTTTTATGCCTTATTTGTCTTATTGTGAGATGGACGAATTAGTTATTAAAGAAGAACATATTATGTTTATATGTGAGCCTGAAGCTGGCCTCCAAACAAAATATGAAGATATGATTAAAGGCAAAATCAAATTAATAGAACCAACACAAGCAGAAATATTTACATAAATCTATTTACTTTTAATGCAATTTATGGTATAATGGTACCATGAATAATACTTTTTACACTAACGCTTTTCGTCACGGAAAAGTAATCAAATATACTGGTTATAAGAATGGTAAAAAAGTAAGCTATACTGTTCCATACGCACCAACCTTATACGTCCCAAGCAAAGAAGATAAAACAATGACTCTAATCAGCTGGACTGCACTTGATGGCACACCAGTAGAACCAATTGCGTTTGGAAGTATGAGTGAGTCTACTGATTTTATAAAACAATATAAAGATGTTCCTAACTTTAAAATATATGGTAATACTAATTATGTTGCGCAATTTCTTAATGAGAAATTCCCTGGAAATATAGAATGGGATAGAAATATTATTAATGTTACTTCACTTGATATTGAAGTAAAATATGGAGATGGTTTCCCTGACCCAGATATAGCCGACCAAGAGATTACAGCCATCACAATGAAAAACAATATAGATGATGTCTATTATACATTTGGCTGTGGCGATTATGACAAGAGTAAATCCCTTATGCAAACTCATGAGGTAAGATATATTAAATGTCAAACCGAACATGAGCTCTTACACAAGTTTGTATATCACATGGCAAAGACATCACCCGATGTTATTACTGGTTGGAACGTAGAGTTTTTTGATATTCCTTACTTAGTTAATAGAATAGCTAAAGTTAATGGTGAGAATAAAATGAAATTCCTATCTCCGTGGAGAATGGTAGACAAAAGAGAAATCAACACGGGCTATGGACAAATTCGCACTAGATATGAACTAAAGGGTATTACTATTCTTGACTATATGGCTATCTTTAAAAAGTTTAGTTATCAACATGGTCCACAAGAATCTTATAAGTTAGACCATATTGCTAATATAGTTCTTGGTGAAAAGAAACTTGACTTCGGTGAGGCTTCTAATTTAAATGAATTATATACAAATGACTATCAAAAGTTTATTGATTATAATATAAAAGACGTTGAGCTTATAGACCGTATGGAAGATAAGCTTGGACTTATTACTTTATGTTTGACAATGGCATATAAAGGTGGTGTCAATTATGATTCAGTTCTAGGGACTGTTGCTATTTGGGATTCATTAATTTATAGACATCTATATGAACATAAAATAGCAATCCCACAAAATGAGGAATCATTTAAAAGTGCATATCCTGGTGGGTATGTTAAAGAACCTCAAGTGGGAATGCATGATTGGGTATGTTCATTTGACTTGAACTCTCTATATCCATCAATCATTATGCAATACAATATGTCACCTGAGACTATATTACTTGATGATGAGCCTGGTACTAATGTTGAATCTGTTCTTAATAATAAAATTAAAAATACGCATCGCTATACAGGATTAGCTGTTAATGGTACCCGCTTTGATTGTAAAAAGCGTGGTGTATTCCCACAAGTAATCCAAAAAATCTATGATGAACGGGTTAAATTCAAACAAAAACAAATTAAAGCTGAACAAGAATTAGAATTGTCCGGCAGTAAGTCAGAGCAATATGATATTGAAAAGCGTATTGCCTTAGCTAAAAATCAGCAAATGGCTCTTAAGATTCTTCTTAATAGTTTATATGGCGCTATAGGTAATAAATGGTTTAGGTATTTTGATATGAGAATTGCTGAAGCTATTACTCTTACTGGCCAAGCAACTATCAAATGGGCAGAGAAATATTTGAATGAATATCTTAATAAGACTTTAAAAACTGACAAAGACTATGTGATTGCTATTGATACTGATTCAGTGTATGTCACCCTTGATGAATTTATTAAACGTTTTAAACCAGCAAACCCTATTAACTTTTTAGATAAATTATGTTCCACCGCAATAGAAGATGCTCTTAAAGAAGCTTTTAATGAGCTATATATTTCACTTGGTGGTTATGAAAATAAAATGGTTATGGGACGAGAAGTAATTGCTAATAGAGGTATATGGACAGCAAAGAAAAGATACATATTAAATGTGTATGACAATGAAGGTGTTCGTTATACAAATCCTCATTTAAAAATTATGGGTATTGAAGCTATCAAGTCAAGTACTCCAGCAATATGCAGGGAAGCATTAAAAGATATGTTTAAAAGAATTATTGAGACTGATGAACAGACAGTACAAAATGATATACAAAATTTTAAAAAGGTTTTCTCTCAAGCATTAGCCGAGGAAGTTAGTTTTCCTCGGTCTGTGCAGAATATTCGCAAATGGATTGATAAAGAATCTATATATAAAAAGGGTACACCAATTCATGTGAGGGGAGCAATATTACATAATCATTTAATTGATGACCAAAAACTTCAAAGAAAAATAGAAAAAATACATAGTGGCGACAAGGTTAAATTCACATACCTTGTTATGCCAAATCCTATAAAAGAGAATGTTATTTCATTTATTGATTTTTTACCAAAGCAATTTAAGCTTGAGGATTATATAGATTATAACCTTCAATTTGAAAAGACATTCATTAGTGCGATTGAACCAGTATTAGATGCAGTTGGTTGGAAAAGCGAAAAGACTATTTCTTTAGAATCTTTTTTCGTTTAACTATTTACATTTAATATTAATTGTGATATAATATACCATAAAGGAGAAATTTATGAGTGCAGATTGGGTAAATGATATTAATAGAATGCAAACCAAATTTGGCGTACGTAATTGGATAGCAAATGCTAGTCCTTTTATGTTGAGGAAATACATAAAATTTAGATATGATTTTCTTAAAGAAGAAATGGAAGAAACACGAGAGGCAATTATTTATGAGGATTCTGAAGAACTTGTTGATGGTCTTATTGATTTGTGTGTTGTTGCTATTGGTACGTTAGATGCAATGGGTGTTAACGCGCATAAAGCATGGGATACAGTTATGAAAGCTAATATGGCAAAGGAGGCCGGAGTAAAACCCGAACGACCAAATCCATTAGGAATTCCTGATATGATTAAACCAAAAGATTGGAAAGCACCAAGTCATGAAGGTAATCATGGTCTTATACCTAAATCCCATAAAGGGAATGTCCAAGAAGAAATTTGGACTGAGGAACATGAGGCAGCATTAGAAAAAATGATACATGACAAAGAGCTACTAAAAAAAGCAATGAAAGCAAATAAAGCTAGAACTGAAATTAGTGGTAAGTATAATACTAAGTGGACACCAGATGCTATTGAAAAATATGGCCGAGCAGTTGAAACTATTAGGAAAGATGATGATGGATGAGTTATATGAAAAGTATGAAAAATTAACAATAAATCATGACCCATTAATGGCTGCAGGAATAATGATGGCACAAGCAATGAAAATTTATAAAGCTATGTTATCTGAAGATGAATTTAAAGTAATGACTGAACATGTATTAAAAAGTCGGGATATGATTGAAGTCCCAAAAATACCAAAGGTACATTAATTTTATATGAGAGTAAAAAACATGGCTTGGACATTTGATAAAGCTTTTTCTAAAGAGACATGTGATAAAATAATTGAATATGGTTTAGCACAAAAATCAATGAAAGCAAATACTGGTAATGGCAATGTTAGCATTAATAGAGATTCAGAAATAACTTGGTTATATGACCAATGGATTATAGGTATAATAAATCCTTATGTTAGTTTAGCAAATAAACTAGCCGAATGGAATTTTCAATGGGAACCAGTACCACAACTTCAATTTACAAAATATGGTAAAGGTCAATTTTATAATTGGCATAGGGATACGTTTTCCAGACCAAAAGATGGTAAAATAAGAAAGTTAAGTGTTACTGTAAATTTAAATGATGGATATGAAGGTGGTGCTATGTACTTTGACCCTGAAGAAGAATATGGTATAACTAAACCTATACAAAATAAAAAAATAACACATCAAGGTTCCATTTGTGTATTCCCATCTGATATATGGCACAAAGTGGATACAGTAACAAAGGGTACTAGATACTCATTAGTAATGTGGTTATTAGGAGACCCATGGAGTTAAAATATGGCTAAACAATCTTGGAATGACTGGATATTTTCTAAAACACATACCTATGACTTATGGTTGCAAAGGTATAAAGGTAAAACTGTTCATGACCTTACTGTTAATGAACATACTAAATGGAAAAAAGAATATGATGGTTGGAAAAAAGGAAACATAGAGAAAGTAACTTGAATTATTCACTTACAATATTTAAATCAATATATGATAATAAAACGCATAAGCGTTTAAACTTTAATTCATATACGTCCTTTGAAAAAATGTTCTTTGATTTAGCACAAGAACCTCGTAAAGATAAAAAATCAGCTCCTTTAATATCACCTGCCATATACACAGAAAAAACAACAAGGGCAAATGATAATGTCTTAGGTTGGGCTGGTTGGTGTGCTGTAGATATAGATGAA